GTTGTCACTGCGGATGAGCCAGTTCCCTGATATTTGCTGCGACAGTCGCTTGATGCTCAAGCTGCCGTCTGGTCGCCGGATCGCGTACACCTGGCGGTCTCGCGGCTCCGTGTCGGAGCTGTCGAACAGCACTACGTCACCGTCGAATATGAACGGCTCCATGCTGCTGCCGCTGGCGTAGATGACGAACAGATGCTGTGGCTTTGCGCCCATGCGGCGTAGCCAGTCGCGCTTGAAGGCTAGACCGCCATTAACTTCGACGTGATCGTTGAGTGCGCCGTCTCCGCAGGCGCCGCGGGCATCGTACTGCGGTATCAATGCGTAGTCGTCCTCGCTGGGGGAGTGCCCTGGCCCTGTGGACCGCTCGCTGACCTTCAGGTCATGGGCGGTGCCTTGGATCTGGTAGCTGCTCTTCGCAGCCTGCGCCATGGATGAAAGCTCGGCCGCCAGTCGTGGGCTGAATCTATCAACGGGCTCATCGATCATGATGCTCAGGACCGACGCGAACCTAGCATTCAGCGGATTGGTGCCGTTCAGGTACATGGCGACGGCGGCCGGAGATATCTCTGCGGCATCGGCCAGCTTTGCCTGCGTCAGCCCGAGGGAGCCTTTCTTCGACATGAACAGGGCTTTGGCCGCTTCGCACTCGGCCCTCTGTTCTGGCGACAACTCTTTCTTTCTGCTCATGCGCGCAATTTAAACCGTTCGTTAATTTCTCGCGCCAACCGGCGGTGTTGCAATCTTCCTAACCGGCGGTTAAGATTTGCTCAGGTTCACCAAATAGAGATGCCGGAATGAAGAAAAAACCATTGCCAGACCTCGTTGCCGAGAAGGGTCAGGCAGCCGTAGCGAAGGCTTTGGGCGTCAGCCCGGCGGCCATCAGCAAGGCCCTGAATGCAGAGCGGGAGATCGTTGTGACCGTGAATCGCGATGGCTCCATGACGGCTCAAGAACTCAAGCCGTTTCCATCCCAAGCCAAGCGTGCGGCGTAACCAGAAAAGGAAATCGACCATGTACCACGACCCCAAGCATCTGCGTGACCACATCACGAAGGTCCGCCTCGACGAGGACACCGACGAGCTTCTGCAGTCGCTGGCGAAATTCCATCGCACCCAGAAAGCCGTACTGGCTCGCGAACTGTTGGAAGCCAGCCTGCGGGACATGCTTTCTCGTCTTGAGGATACCGAAGCAGAGCAGATGGCCTGAAGGCCTCGAAGGGGGCCTCATGGCTGAACAAGAAGTCGCTCTCGATGAGCGCTACCAGCGCGCATTGCATGAGCTAGCAAGGCAGGAAGGCAAGTCGCCAGAAGACCTGGGCGGCGAGCTGATCAGGGATCAACTGCGGAAGATCACTGAGCCGAAAGGCAATACCGGAAAGGTGCAGCCGTTTCGGAGGAGGGCAGGCCCTGAAAAGGGACCGAAAAACGGGCAATAAAAAACCCGGTGGGAAAGACCGGGTTCTTCAACAGCAGTTAGTGCAGAGAGGATTTTACATATGAGAACTGGATATGTCTACGGAGTGCTCTTTTCGGACGGCCTTGTAAAGGTTGGGCGGATGTCGGAGCGATCAAGCCGGCTATCGAGCTATGGGGTGGCAGCGTCTTTGCGCGGGTCATCTGTGGTCAAAACGGTCACGTCTGGCTTCGTTGTTGATTCGGTCCGCGAGGAGAACAAGCTAATCCAATGGTGCCGCGAACATGGCTGCCAAGCGGCTGGTAGGGAGTGGTTTGACGGTATCAATTTCGAGCTGCTTGAAGCGTTCATTCTTGCTGACGTAAAACCTTCCTCTAGTTCCGAAATAAAGCGCGCCGCCGATGCAGCGGCTAAGCAAGTTGATCGCGTTGCTGAGGCTCTTTTCCCGTCCAACCAGGCAGTAGGGCGTGACGATTCTACGGAATGGGCCGCTGCTCTGGTGCACGCAAAGACGCTAGAGCAAATGTTCGTGAATGAATGCTACGGCGGTGACCTGTTCGTCTGTCTACCCGAGCGCGGCTACAGCCTTTTCTTCCTAAATGCAGCGATTGCCTTTTCTCAGCTAAGCCCGATGGGCGCTGCCGAGCTCTACGCGTCTGCGCTTGAGGATCCGGAAGGGTGCATTGGCACGGTTGAAAACCTTGCAGCTGAGGCTGTGGCGGCTATTAGGGAGGCCGCATGATGGCCAGATCGCGCAATATCAAGCCAGGTTTCTTCCAGAACGAAGACCTGCAAGAGCTCGACTTCGCCACTCGCCTGTTCTTCATCGGCCTCTGGACTGAAGCTGATAAGGAAGGCCGCCTCGAAGACCGCCCGAAGAAGCTGAAGAACGCGCTCTTCCCGGCTGACGACGTTGAAGTCGAGCAAATGCTGGAAGGCCTGGCCGCATACGGCTTCATCAGCCGCTATGAGCGCGCCGGCAAAAAGATCATCCAGATCGTGAAGTGGGCGAAGCACCAGAACCCGCACCGCCGCGAAGCGCCGAGCACTCTGCCTGCCGAGAACGATGAGGTCGTGGAGGAAGAGCAGCAGGCCGAATCAGGGCCTCAAAAAGCTGACACTGAGGCTGCATTCGAAACCTTCTGGAAGCTGTACCCGCGCAAGACCGCCAAGGACAACGCCCGCAAGGCCTTCGCGAAGATCAATCCAGATGCTGAGCTGCTGGCTCAGATCCTCGAGTCTCTGGCCAAGCACTGCACCTGCCAGAGCTGGCTGAAGGACGACGGGCAGTTCATCCCGCACGCCTCGACTTGGCTGAATCAGAAGCGCTGGAACGATGAAGTGAAGCCGGCAGGCAATGTCCACCAGTTCCCTGGCGCCTCGCGTCACACCGGCTTCGATCAGCGCGACTACAGTGCCGGCCTGGTACAGCGGGAGGATGGCACCTATGGCATCTAACGCTATGGCTAACGTTGAGCCAATTGGCGGCGGCAACGAGAAGGCCCGCCAAGCCACGTGTGAGAAGCACGGTGAGTTCGTCCAGCGCGTGACGTCCATCCTTGGAAAGGAGTTCACCACCGCGTGTCCTGAATGCCAGAAGGAGCGGCGCGAGAAAGAAGAAGCGGAAGAGCGTGCACGACAGGTTCGCCTTGAGCGCTATCACCTCGAATCGAAGCTGGGCGCGGCCATGATCCCTCCGCGGTTCGCATGCAAGACCTTTGACGACTACCAGGCGAAGACCCCTGAGCAGAAGAAGGCGCTTCAGGTCTGCATGGACTACGTCAAGAACTTCGAGGAGAACGCGAGGGCCGGGCGCTGCCTGCTCATGTTTGGCAAGCCGGGTACCGGCAAGACGCACCTCGCGTCCGCAATCGCCAATGACGTTAACGGCTTCACCGATAGATCGGCGGTGTACCGCACGGTCGGCGGGATGTTGCAGGCGCTCAAGGCGACGTACTCGAACGGCTCAAGCCACACCGAAAGCCAGATCATGGAAGGGCTCACTTCGCCAGACCTCCTCATCCTGGATGAGATAGGCGCGACCAAGGCGACCGAGTTCGAGCTTGCCGTTCTGTTCGCGGTCATCAATGCCCGATACGAGAAAGTCCTTCCGACCCTGATCGTCTCAAACCTGATGCCTGCAGAGCTGGCCGGCGCCATCGGTGAGCGCTGCGTCGATCGTTTGCGCGAGGGTGGCGCAATCGCGCTGGTATTTGATTGGGAATCGGCGCGCGCGGGGCTTAAAGCATGAGCACCTCAATCGGAACCGGCCGCCTGCACGAGGGCGGCCTTGACTGCCGGAATCTCTGCGAAATCTGCGGTACCAGCCGCACCACTCGCCGGCACCAAGCCTGCGCGCAGATCCGCAAGGCCATCTACTCCGCGCCAGCCGCTCAGCGCCTAGAGGTTCAGGCACTCCAGCGCCAGGGCTACCGCCCCCAGGCAATCACCGGGGCAGGCATAGGCCTATCCCGCGGCAATGACCATCGCGTCGTCTGTGCTGACGGAAGCACCCAGCGCGGCGTAGGAGCGAGAAAATGACGGACTACATGGAAATCACCGAAGCCTACGAGCAGGCCCGCACAGCCCCCGACGTAACAGATCGCGCTACTGGCCTAGAGGAGGCAGATCGTATCGGTGGCGTGCAGAGCGTGCGCGCCAGGCTGCAGGGGCAGGGCGCTGAGTTCTGCATCGACTGCGACGAGGTTATCCCGGCCAAGCGTCGCGCCGCTGCTCCGTGGGCAGAGCGCTGCATCTCCTGCCAGGACGACCACGACAAGCGGGAGGCGCGCCGTCATGGCTGATTCCCGAATGACTGCACGCGAACGCGCATATGTCCGGCGCCTGGAGCTGGAGAATGCCCAGCTGCGCGCGCAGAACGACAAGCACATCGATATCTACCGTGAGCAGACCGTCGAGCTTATCGAACTGCGGGCGAAGCTGGACCTGCTGCGGGAGGTGGCCAATGGGTGAAGTAATCCATAAGCCTCGCCACTTCTGGACCGCTGGCCGCAACCGTGTCCGCGACGTGTTCAAGCTGGCCTACCTGTTCGCCTTCGAGCTGTCCGCTGAATCGGCCGTCGAGATCATCGTGCGCCCTGTCAAGAGCCGCCGCACGCTGCAGCAGAACGCAAAGCTCTGGTCGATGCTGGCCGACATAGCCCGTCAGGTTGAATGGCCCGTAAACGGCGTTATGCAGCGCCTGGACGCTGAAGACTGGAAAGCCCTGATGACTGCCGCGTGCCGCCAGGAAGTCCGCATGGCGGCCGGCATCGGTGGCGGCGTTGTGATGCTAGGCGTTTCGACCCGTCGCATGACCGTAGCCGAGATGGGCGACCTCATCGAGTTCATGTACTCCTTCGGCGCCGAGCGTGGCGTGGAGTGGCGCGAGCCCAAGGACGAGATGCCCGAGCAGTGGGAGGCCGCAGCATGACCAAGGCCGAGAAGCAGCATCTCAACCGCGTCGCCGCCCTGGGCTGCATTGCCTGCTACCTGCAAGGCACGCCGGGTACGCCTGCTGAGATCCATCACCCGCGCGCCGGTCGCGGCAAGGGGCAGCGCGCAAGCCACATGGACGGCATACCTCTCTGCCCAATGCATCACCGTGGCACCGTACACCCGGCCATCCCAAGTATCCACCTGGCAAAGCGGGCATTCATCAAGCGCTTCGGCACCGAGGAGGAGTTGTTGCAGTTGGTGCAGCAGCTGATCGATGGGAGCGCTGCTGCATGACCGACTCACCACTAGGCCGCGCCTGCCCTGACTGCGGCGAGCCCATGAGCAATATGCCAAGCCTGAACGCCCGCCAATGCGCCACCGGATGCAAAGAGACATTCGCGTGGAACCTGGCGCCCGGCCAG